CGTTAAATTCGTATTCCTTGTTATTGAATAATGCTCCAATCAACAAGCCTTTGAGTTTCTTTTCGTCCCAGTCAAAGTGATAACCTTTATTGGAATCTTCAAAGGCATTCATCACTGTTTTGAACCGGCGCATTGTCCAGTTGTCCTGCTCACTTCCATCGTCTTTCGGAACGCGCAGACGGTATGTACCTTTCCACTTTTTATCCTCGCCTGTCTGTGCCTTATAGTTCGCTGCAAAGAAATCTTTATGCTCACCCTCTGCAATATCAAACGATATAATGAGCTGATTATTCCAGCCCTTGTCAGAGTTGTCCTGCTCCACTGCATCAAGAATTTTCAGCACATACCCACCAACCGGAAGCCGTTCTGTATCGCTGTATGCCTGTGCGCTTTCATATCCATTTAATTTTTTCATTTAAAATTCCTCCAATGCTTTAATCACCGTTGTGATGTCATTCTCAATTTCAAAATCATCAAATGCGCCCTTTGGTGTTTTGGCTGTGCTGTTGTTTGCTCTGGTTTCAAAAAGATACTTGCCATCCACGCATTTTGAGAGAAGAACCGTTGTAAACTTGCTTTCCAGAACAATCTTATTCAACTTTTTGCCGGATGTCTGAATTCTGGTAAAACGATACCCGGAATCATCTGTTTCTGTTTGTGTATGCGCTGTAAAAATAACCGTCAAGTCATCCCGGTAATCATAACAGTCAACTACCAAATCCCAAACGCAGGTTGCAAGGTCAACCCACTTGTCATACCCTTTTTCCTTACTGCGGCGCATTTCATCCGCAACCATCAAGCCGTTAATGGTATCAACAACCACTACTTTCCAGTTCTTCATTTCGGCTACTGTCTTGATGTATTTTTTCACAGTTTCTACATCGTCGCTCTTTAAATAGTTGCCTTTTTTCTCACTGTACTGCTCTCTCCAACCTCTCCATGACAAACCTTTCCTGTCTGCGTCAATGTAAAATGTCGTTTTGGGGTCAAGGTTCTGCATGGAAGTTGTCTTGCCAGAACCGGATTCGCCCATAATTGCAATTACTTTTGCCATATTTCCCTAATCCTCCAATCTCCTAAGATTAATCCTCTTCCTTAACCACTTCAAACCCTAAGAACCGTCCGCAGTTCTCCCGGTCAATGCTGTATTTACTTCCATTTACAAAGTCAGCAAAAACCCCAACTCTGACAGACATCTCCAACAGCTTCTTGTATTCCTCCTCTGGAATAGTAATGTTTCTTTCTTCCATGTCCCTATCCTCCTATGATTTTTTATAATTTAATCTGGAATTTCAAATGTGAATCCCATTTCCTCACTTATAAGAACCGCTCTTCCCATCTCAACAATAACTTTCTCATGAGGGCAACAATTATTTTTTACCCATTCAATAAGTGACTGTGCTGCTTCCTTAAATTCTTCCATATTTGGAAGTTCTTTTCTTGCCTGTAAACATCTAAAATCCATTTCCTTATCCTCCTACAATTCCTCTCCAATCGTCACAAACGGCAGTCCGCATATCCATTCAGTTCACTGAATAGACAAATGCTCTCCCCTCTCTTTCAGCACCGCAAAAGGCAGTTCTACGCCGTTTTTGAGCGCTTCACGGATTTTCGTGTTGTCCGGCTCCTTCCGGCAGTATTCGTCCGGGATTGCAACGTCCGGCAAAATCTCCATCGGCTGTAAACCTCCGTTCTTCTGAATACCAAAGCTGAACAAATCCGTCTTGAATTTCAGCTTGCCGGTTGCTTTCATGCTCTCATACAAGTGCTGTTTAAGACGCTTCTCATTGTTCTCAAGCGTTTCCATCCTTTTCTGCATCCGTCCAACTTCCGCAGCATACTTCTCTGATTCTGCCCGAAGTTCCTTGATGATTCTGGCATAGTTATCAGCCTTAATCTCAAACTCTCCCTCAATCCCCTCCAAGGTGTCCTTAAACGCCTGCGGGTCAATGCTTTCCTCTTCCTCCAACATTTCCAACAAGCAGAGGTAATCGCCTGTAATTTCATACAATGTGCTCATTTTCCAAAGCCTCCTCATTCCCCTGCGCAACCAACACGCTTTTTCTGGGGCAGTAATAATGAGTAATCTTCCCATCTTTTCCAGCCGGAACCGCAATAAGTATACGGTCATAGGTACTGCAATCCGTATCAAACTTAATGTGGCTTTTCTTTGCCGTTTTGGGAATGTGTTGTTTTGCCTTATGCCCCTTGCCGGGATATCCGTAATAATTACACCTGTTTTTGTTTTTTTCACACCCCATAGCCTGGCTTGTCCATGTAACTTTATCTCCTGTCTTCAATTTCCCTATCCTCTCTTTCTGCCTCTTCGTAGGCTTGCCTTTCCCTTCTCAGGAGTTTTTTATTTGGAATCCCATATTCAATTTCACCCCATTCGGAATCCACCACCATGCGATTCTCAATCATAGGTAAAAACCTCCTTATACTGTACGCCCCATTCTAGGGCATCTTCATGATTCTCAAAGTAGATATCCAGATGGTTTCCGATCATGCTGCCGCCAGTATCTTCCACTGTGTACCCATGTCCGTCTATGTAAATGACAGCCCCATAAGGGATAACTGAGGGGTCCGCAGCAATTGTCCTTCCCTCTGTCGCCGTCGTGCCGCTGGCTGTAATACCATATAGCGGGCTGCCAGCCGGCTTACCACAGCAGACTTCGCAGGCACAATAGGCTGTGATCTTAAACTCTCCTAGACTCACGGGAGCCGGCTTGCCCGGTAATTGCCAGATCAAGTCTGTATTGACACCAGCCAGATGTCTGACGCCTTTTTTCCATTCCGAATTCAACCATTCAGGGCAAGCATCCGATCTACCAAAACAGGCAAGCAAAATGATGATCCAGATGAGAATAGAAAACACCCATACATATCCTTTTTTCATGACTTCGCCGCCTTTTCTATTTTCGACTGCTGATCCATCCATTTTTGCAGACCTTTTGTGTAAAAAATGACGGTGCTGTTGCTGCTCGGGTCCGCCGAATTCGTTTTCATGGAAAAATCCCCTTCGGCGTGTGCCCGGTCCAAAAAGGCCTTCGGAAACCCCATCTTCCGGAGTTCTGATCGGCTCATGATGTCCTTTGGAAACTTTATTTCAACCATCCTTATCCTCCTTTTCTTTCTCAGAGATTACTCTGCAACCCTGACGGACTTCTCTTCGCTGTCATATACCAGCGTTAACGTATCACCATTGGAATCATGGATAATACCGAATGCTCCACTGACTTTCAAGATAAAGCAATCTTGGACAAACATATGCTCTTCCATCCAGCGACGGAAAGCATATTCAGCGATGCTCCTGCATCCTTTAATCATTGTGCGCTCCTCCTTTCTTTCTGGGATGTTTGAAACAGGTGTTACTATCCGATTTCATTAAAGACTAAGTTTCATGGATTCGTTCCTGCGATTTTCCTCCTTCTTATGTGACGATTGCCATAATAGTCAACTATTTATCATATTTATTTTTATGAATTATCCTCTGTCTCACTTTTTTCTTCTGTTTCGGTGTCTGAAATTTTGACTTCTTCCCAGTAAAGCGATTGCCGTTGTTCGGCTGAGAAATTTCTATCATCTCCCTTCTTTTTGTGGTACAATCTCCTTATCAAATGCAAAGGAGAATTCAAATGTTTAAAAAATTAAGTGACCTCGAAAAATCCATGTGTTCATCCCTAAATTACATAAAAGATTATGGGACAATACCGAACACACTCCCGTATGGTTCTGATGATTCCATCGCCATGCACCAATGTTTACCCAATGGATTCATTGAAAATCTTGACGAATGGAAAGATGCAAATGGAGATTATCATTTTGATACTCTTGGCCATGTACACCTGAACCAAAATGGAATGAAGTTTCTTCGGAATATGTCCATGGGGTTTCGTATTAAAAATGCAATCTTCGATGTTTTAAAGGGGACTCTAGGATATATCCTTGGTGTCGCCACTCCCCTCATAGTAGAAGCTGTTTTATGGATAATAAGAAATTCCAAAGAAATTCAAGAATTTCTTCACCATATATCACAGAAGTAACTACTCCAAATATGTAAAATACAATGAAGGATATTATTGTTATCCAACTAGTCTCTTTTTTTCTGTTCTTCGTTTGCTCTCATCTCCTTAGTCAAATTGTTCAATTTAATTGAATATTCTGCTTAAAAAAATAATCCATTACTTCATTATAAGGAATATCAAGAAGTTCTGCCGCTTTTGTAATCTCTGGCTGTTTCCAGAATACCTTACAGTTCATTTTAAGACTTAATGTTCTTTCAGACCATTTCATCTTTTCCGCAAAATCTTTTAATGTTCCGTACTTCTCTACTATCCTTCCGCGAAGCTTTCTATAATCGTATGCCATGCTATCACCTCCTTTGTTCAATATTTTTGAACAACATAATATTAGCACGTATTTGAGAATGTGTCAATATGTTTTATTCAACTATTTTGTATTTTTTATATTTTACGCTTGAACTTTTATTCAACCCATGTTATAGTATAATCAGAAAGGCGGTACATGAGATGAATAAAGAAAACACTTCTGTTCGGTTAAAACAAATAATGAAAGAAAGACAGCTTAGGCAAGTAGATATATTGGAAAAATGCAAACCATTTTGTCAGAGATTCGATGTTAAATTAGGGCGCAATGATTTAAGCCAATATGTTAACGGAAAAGTCGAACCGAGACAAGAAAAGCTTTCTGTTTTGGGGTATGCGTTAAATGTCAGCGAAGCTTGGCTCATGGGATTTGACGTTCCGATGGAAAGAACTGGTACAAGCACCACAAAAAAAGAATCCCCCAAAATCATCACCTACTATAACCAGCTCAACCCCACCGGCAAAGAGGCCGCCACAGAGCAGGTCCGGCTCCTGACGCTGGATGAGAAATACACCAGGCTAGATAAGATCACCCAGATCACCGGAAAGCCACTTGAAGACCCTTACCAAGTAAGCGCTGCCCATGAAAATCCAGATGCAACAAAGGATGACAAACAATTCGACGAAGACCTCATGGATAATGATGAAATATGGTCTTAAAGAACCTGAAATTATAGGGAGGTAATATACTTTGGATTCTTACGAATCTTTGCTTATTGAAGCTGAAAAAAGAAATCTCATCGTTAAGGAATTACCTTTAATGGGGAATGATGGCAGAATAAAGGGAAAGAGAATTGCAATAAAGCAGACACTCACCACATCAGAAAAACTCTGTACCTTGGAAGAAGAAATCGCGCACTTTGATTTAAATGCTGGCATAATGCTAGATCAATCGCAAACCACTAATCGCAAACAAGAGCGTAAGGCCAGAATGCTGGCCATTACCCGACGTGTTGGTTTATGGGATATTGTCTGTGCTCTCCGGAAAGGATATCACTCCTTAGCGGAGATTGCGGAATACATGGGAGTTACTGAGGAGTTTCTTGCCGCCGCTGTTGATGGATACCGAAAAAAATACGGCTTATACGTCGGTATTGGAAATGATACCCTTTTACTAGAACCAACTGTTGCGCTTTTAAGCCAAATAATATAAGAGTAAATTCTATTGCTGAATACAACAAATAAAACCGCCCAGTGTTGGCGCACTGAACGGCTTTAGATACATCCCATAGGGGATGATACACAGGTCTCACAAACCTACACATATTGTATCATCTCCCTGGGCATCCAGTCAATCAAAATATATTATGATTGGGTGTATTTTTTATACCTAAAAAGGAGGATATGATATGGCAAGAGCAAAATACCAGCAACGACCCGACGGCCGGTATGCAACCAATGTCTGGGACGGCACTTATAAAAACGGGCAAAAAAATTACATCACGCTCTACAGCACAAAGTCCAGCCGAGACCTGGAACGCAAACGGGCCGAATACCTAGCTGCACAAAAAGAGGGCCGCAATGTCATAAAAAGCGACACGACTCTCCGTGAATACGCCGGAAAGTGGCTGGAAACATACAAAACCAACCGGGAAAAAAACACCTATACCATGTACCAAAAGATCGTTGAAAAGCATTTGGGAACCGCCGGGAGCCTACCCGTTGACCGCCTGACACACTCTCTGATACAGACAATCATCAATGAAGCCGCCGACCGGCCCCGTACCTGTCAGCAGCTTGCCCTCACCCTCAAACAAATCATCCGAGCCGCCGAGAGAGACCGTTTATTGCCCCGCGGAGCAAGCTTAGACTTGCTTTCAGATATTTCCCTCCCCCGATATATACCAGGAGAAAAACGGGCGCTAACGGCTCAGGAGAAAGACGCTATCGTACGGGCCGATCTGACAAGCCGGGAGCGAGCCTTTGTCCTCACTCTGTTTTATACAGGCATGAGACGCGGGGAGGCGCTGGCTCTTACCCCCTTTGATCTGTCTTTTTCAGCCGGAACAATTTCTATCAATAAAGCCGTCGCTTTTGATAACAATACCCCCTACATAAAAGGAACAAAAAGCCATAACGGAATCCGGACAGTCCCTATGCACCCTAATTTGGCGAAATATTTAGAGGGATATATCCGCGAAGTCAAAGGAGCACAACTTTTTGGAAAGCTCAACGGAGAACGGATGACAAAAAGTTCCTATGTAAAAATGTGGAACAATATAAGAGATAAATTAAAGGCAGCCCATATGGTCGGGGACACACCAGAAGCAGGTGAAATAAAGGAAGCCATTAATTGGTCAGTCGTAGGCTTTGATGATCTGACCGCGCATACCTTCCGGCACAATTACTGCACCAGTCTCTGTTATCAGATGGTACAAAGCGGAAATATCAGCTTTAAGAAGATCGCCGCACTCATGGGCGACACCGAGAAGATGGTGATCGAAGTATATAATCACATCATGGAAGAAAAAGAAGACGCCGCCTCCGTGGTGGAAAATGCCATCCATCTCTGACCATATCTTGACCACGAAATGACCACGAAAACAATTTTGACCACGATTTGACCACGAACAAAACAGCAAATTTAGACCAAATCGAACCTCTAAAGAAGGATATAAAAACAGCCGCAAACCCTTGAAAATAAAGGCTTTCCGGCTGTTTCTTACTCGTGAGCCATCGGGGACTCGAACCCCGGACAACTTGATTAAAAGTCAAATTGTTTTTGCGAGAAAACCCTTGAAAAATCAATGTTTTCTCAGTTGGCTGACCACGAAATGACCACGAACCCAATTGACGTTATTATAGCGTAGACAACTTCTTTTGTCAATAGACAGGTAGTGGTTGTTATTTTTTACTGCGATTCTGTCGGCCCCGGATTGTCCAGCGCAGCCTTATCGGTCATTCCTTCGCCAATGATATACGCAATCAGCGTGCCGCCCGCCATAATGATTGCTGTTACCTGCACGGCGGTATTTTCCGGTATCTGTGCCAATGTCATGATCGGAGTGACAAAACCGATCACAGCCGCCCAGAATTTTCTGCTTGTGAATTTTCTTGCCCAGTCAATTTTTTTCATTTTTTCTCCTTCCTTTATAAAGACATTAAAACGGCTGCCATGACGGCGCCGACTACCGCGCTCACCACTCCGGTAATGATTGTTGTTTTTACATTTTTCCACGTGTCCGCCGGCTCTTTTTCCAGCTTCTCCAGCCTCTCTCCCTGTTTCTGCAGTTCCGCCAGCATATTCCCCATATTCACAGCCATCTCTTTGACCGATATGGTTAGATCATTGATCTGCCGGACGCTCTCTTCTAGGAGAGAGAGCCGTCTGTTCTGCCTTTCATTTTCAGCGTCAATCCGGCGGGCAAATTCTTCATGTTCTTGCCTTGTAATCATATTTTCCATAAGCGTCTCTCCGTAATAAAATTATACCCGATGATTATAAACCATCCTTTTGTCACGTTTGTACCATTTAACGCCGGTCCAAAAAACCACCGTATACCCAGCCGGTATGTACTCCAGCAATCCGCAGTTTATACCACAGTTTCCCGTTCTGGGCCATTCCTTCTCCGATTACGTCCACCTCATTGCCAACCCCCAGTTTCGGCCAGCCAATTAAAATGGGGTTGTCCACGCCCGGGCCGGTTCTTACGTTGGTAGCCGGCTCATTGCAGATCGCAGTCCACTCCCGGTAAGGCGCTGGGCCTGCATTTTCCTGATCGGTCGTGGTCAGAATATCCGGGGCTGCCCATCCCTGTCTCGTTCCGCCCTGCGTTTTTGCTACGCCATAGCAATGCGGATAATTGGCGCCGGCATAGTCCACGATGTACATGGTATCCCCCTTTTTCCGGATACTCCCGCCGCTTCCCTTGCCATTCCCGTAGATCGTTCCGGTTACGATCACTTCCGCGCCGATCTTTAAATCGGGGACCGGGGAAGGAAGAGGAGCCGGAACAGGTACGTTAACTCCTCCTTCTGACTTATCGCTCCAGCTTGCCATGAATGCCGACGGCTTTTTATACTTTGCCTTTAGAATGTCTGCTGTCTTCCCCCAGTCTGACAACTGCAGATGCGGCTTGTCCGGTCGGCTGAAGCTGCCGCCCCAGATCAGGCCAATGGATTCCGCCAATCGGCCCACGTGGGTAAAAAATCCATCTTTGTCATTGTATGCCCCCGTTCCATCGTTGCGGCAGAAATCCACCGCTACGCCCCAGTTGTGCATACTGTTCGGGTAATGCACGCTTGAGGTCCCGCGCCGCACGCAATCCTCCTGTTCCGCCACATCCCGGTAGGTCGATGTATTTTTGATCGTCAGGCCGGCAGATCGGCAAACATTTTCCAGCTCGTGAAACTTTTTCTGCAATTCAGGGTGCAATAGGTTCATGTCTCTACTCATAGTGATTTCCTTTCTTTGTTTGGTAGTATTTTGGGTTTCTATCTTCTCAAATCCTGGAGGGATTCGATTTGCCGTTTTAGGTCGGAGATTTCTTTCGCCTGTTCTTTTACGATAGTGTGAAGCTCTTGGATGGCTTTGATCAGGTATCCTTGCATGTAAAATGTATCAATACATTTCGGATTCTTTATGTTACCTCTTTCATCAAGTTCATCTGTTCCCGTTCCATATAAAATAAAATGTGGATCAATGGTTTCTAGTTCATTTGCAATAACACCAATATCTTGATGACCTCGGCCAAATTTCCAGTCAAACTGACGCATCTTGATCTTGTCAATTGTTTTAAGTGCATTTATATCAGTATCTTTAATATTTTCTTTTAGACGAATATCAGATGGCGTAACAGTTATAGTTCCTGACATATCTGGCATTTGAACTGTTAAACCATCCATCGAGGTACTGCCGTATTCAATTTTTTTTGGTCCTCTATCCTCTCCGTTTACACCCCCCAGACGTTGATGAAAGGAAATACATCCATTGTACGCTTCCAAAAAATTGTCATACCTAAACCCTATGCCCAACATTTTTGTGCTAGTTCCGCCAAGTAATCCCGTAGGAATACAAATATTAAAACAATGTGTTCCATCCGATGGTTGTCCTGGACAAAGCCGCCAATATGTGTCAACATCATTTGGTTGTATAAAGGTGTTTCCTGATACAGTCATTTGGTTTTTGGTTGTAGTTCCTAGTTTTTGGCGAAGAGATTCCGTCTTGCTCGCAATATTTGCAGTCGTAATTAGCTCTGTTTGATATGCCCAGCTCTCAGAGGTTTCCGTTCCTGTTGCAATCCAGGCTTTTGGTGTACTCCCGTTTTTACTGATCGCAAGTGCTGAAGTATAGGGGACGTCACTCCCTGTGTAGCAGTTCATACTCATAACGTTACAGTATGAGCCAAAACCAGATAGTCCTTTAAAGGCATTCATCATATCAAATCGGACGGAACCTTTAACAATAGAATTCGGACCAAGTGCGCCTCCGCCGTTGATATAACTTCCTTTCACCATATCTGCTACGGTAGACTTTGAAACAGTTTGACTCCCAATATTTTCGCTAGTGATAAAATGCCGCCACGATTGCCAGGAAGTGGTGTCACCTCTTCGATAGTAAATATAGTCATCGGTTTTAGAACCCCAGGCGAATTCATAAGCATATCCACCGCTGCTATCATCCCACATTCGCCCACCATATACCTGTGCGTAATCGTTTGCATTGGGAGAAGATGACTGTGCAAGACCAATGGCTGAGTAAAATTTAATCCCTTGCGGCAGAAATGCCGTCCCGTTATATAAATTAGGAGTTGTATTGGAATTCCTCGCATCATTCGTTGTCCATGAATTAAATTTCCGAATCCATAAACCTCCACGCGAATCCGGATAGGCCCATGTCCCATCAGCACAAAGCCCCCTATAAACGCTTCCGGCAGAGGGAACTGGAACGCACCCACCCCCTCCCGCGGCAGAAACGGTTGCCCCTTTCATTTTTAAAATATTGTCTCGAAAATAGGCCACCGTACCGCGCCGAATGATTCCATCAGCACTTGTATATAATATATTACCAGTGGATTCAGTCCCAAAATATTGTTCGCCCTTTGGCGTATTTGGAATGGCCATGTAATTTGGCGCAATCATTTGATTTGCGCTATCCCCCACGAATACATTGCGCCAAGCCCCCCACGTTCCATCATAACTATAGTAGTTTCTCGTATACCATTTCGGCGCGGTAGTAACATACTCAATCAGCAATTGCATGGCTCCTCTATGGGCCAGAACTAAAAGAGAGAAGGCGTTCACGGTAGGGCAATTTGAAAGGGTTTCTGCGGTAGTATTGGCAGGACACTGATACGTTCCAGGCGCCATATAGCTGTTCAAATTTGCATTGGCAGGAATCTCGACTGGCCGAAAATAGTATGTGAAGCTGGAGGTCAGATCGATAAAAGCTGCCCCACCAGTATCAGATTTAATTGTCCTTGTTTTTGCGTCATACCATAACTTGGTTCCGGCGTTGTAAACGGAATCTAAAGATTCATAGCCGGGCCAAGGCATCAAATTAAAATATTTCCGCGAAACGAGATCCCCCTCAACATCAAGCGTCTGCTTAAATATCGTATTTCCCGTTACCGTTCCACCCGTTAAGGGAAGGGCATAATTATCTACAAAGAAATTAGGCTCGCCAAACCAATCCCCTTGAGCAATCACTTCCGTATAAGAGTCCGAGCCAACATGAATTGGCTCGATCATAAGCCAGTGATTGTAATCACCGATTACAGCGGAAGGCGCTGCATAATTACTGGTAATCTGAAAATACGCATAATTTTCTGAATTCGTATCATATTTTACGTCCAGATAGTATGTATTCCCATCTTCAACATATACGGCTCGAATTTTATCAATTGCAATATTCCCGATACGTGAAATCACAACAAAACGGTTATTCTCTAAATTTTCTGCACATGCCAAATTGAGCAAATGATATTCTGGCTGAATGTTTGAATAGCTTCTTCTAATCGAGATCAGACAACTAATACTTTGGGCGTAACGAGCTGATTCGGCTGACGCGCTATCACTACGTTTAAATTTAGCAATACGATACCATCCGGGCGAATTCGCCGGAAACCGATACTCTTGACCCACGCTCTCTCCTGGCACAAAGACGCCAATATCCTCAGGCCGGATATTTACAAGCCCTGTCCGGTACTCTTCTTCTGCATCGCCCTTTACACCAGTCACAATATCACCTGTTATGGCTTTTGCCTGCTCATACCAGTAGTGGGCATTATCCGTATCTTCTCCCGGCCTTGTGCCGGTTCCGCCGTGTGCAAATGACTCTGCTTCTGTTGCAAAATCAGAGGCTTCATCCGCCTTTTCTGCCGCTGTGTTTGCACTGCCCTCAGCTTTACTGGCCTCCGCCGCGGCGTTGGTTGCCGCCATCTCTGCCTCTGTCACTTTTTGGCTGGCTGTTTCGGCTGACCCTTCTGCATCTGCCGCAGACTCTGCCGCCACTTCCGCACTGGCTTGTGCATCTGCCGCCGAATTCGCGGCCTCTGTGGCTTTCTGGCTGGCTGCTCCTGCGGAACTTGCCGCACTTGCTGCGGATGTCGCTGACTCTGTGGCTTTGTTCCCGGATTCCGTTGCTGACGCTGCCGCATTTATCTCGGATACCTTCGCGGCATCTTCGCTCCTTTTCGCCGCCTTTTCGCTGGCATCGGCCGCCGCGGCGCTGGCTGCTGCCTTGGCAGACTCTACCCGGATATCGGCCAGATAGTCAGGGCGCAGGTGTTTTTCCTCAATGCTGCCCTCCTTGATGTCTGCTTTCACTTTTCCAGTAGAATCCACAGTAAAAGCTACAGTTTCAGAATCTAAAAATTCATACTGTGTGAGCAACGCGGATAAATCCACATACTTGACTTCTCCATCCGAAAGGGTGATGATAAGCCGCTGTGTCTGATAGTCATAGTCAAAGTTAACGGCCAGCTTTTCCAACAGCGTATCAATGGTGTAACTTGCGCCGTTGTAGTGCGTAATCTTAAATATGCCAGTATCCTCATCGTACTCTATGTACTTAACCAGAAGCTGTGCCTCGGACTTGTCAAATTTCGTGGAATCCAGAGAGAGGATGCGATTATCCATTTCATCCGCCGCGATATCAACCTTATTCAGATTTTGTTCATTCAGAGGCGTTCCATCATCTGGATAGTTTTTCCAGACAATACGGTAATAGCACTTATTCATCCTGCTTGTTCTCCTTTCCTTCTCTTTCATCCAGCTCTGAGGATATTGCATCATTTGCCGCAGTCAGCGCATTAATATAAAGTTCTTTTAAAATTATTTGCTTTACTTCATGCGGGATTTCAGATTTATTTATAAAATTTTCAAGGGCCATTTTAAATTCTCTAATTTTTAAGTTCATAAAATTTCTCCCATGTTTTTCGTTAAAATTTAAAGAAAAATTATTAGTCTAGGACTAAATATGTCAAATCGCTAATCGTTTTAGTTTTAACCCTTCTTCCTAACCAGAAAATTCCATTTAACCCACGTATGTTAATTACATCTGTATATATAACATTTGCGTTCAAGTCCTTGATTACCATGTTATAAGCACTCATCGAGGAAACTATGGAACTTACATTTAGCCTATCTACACTTAGGGTGCCAGAAGTTATTTTGCTAGCATTCAGATTATTAAACCTTGCATTTACTGCGTTTAGCTCATCAATAGTCGCTTTTTCAGCAATAAGATTTACAAGCTCAGCTTCGTTTGCGTACAAATTTGAGATTTCAGCATTTGTGGCGTTTAAATCTGATACACTTGCTTTCTGTGCAATCAAATTATTTAAATTAGCCGTGGTGGCGTTTAGCGTGCTAATCGTAGCGTATTTAGAGGTAAACTCCGTTGCCGTAACTAGGCCCGCCAGATCTATTTTATTCGCCCGGATTGTAATCTTTTCGGCTGACTGGTTTATCTCGGATACAATGCTATTTTTGCTCACCTTTGTGGCGATATTATTCGCATTGACCGTGATACTGGCTGACAGGTTCCCTTCGGCCCCTTTCGCCCTTGTGACCTCCGCCGAAATGCTATTCGCGTTGACGGTGATCCGGCTGGACAAATTTCCCTCCGCGTCACTGGCTCGTTTTACCTCCGCAGTTATACGGTCTGCTTCCACTTTTATGCTGCTTGACAGGGTTCCTTCCGCTTTTGTTGCTCTCGTGACCTCCGCTGTGATGCTGTTGAGATTCTGCGTTATCCGGCTGGACAGGCCCGCATCTGCCTGCGCGACTTCGGTGCGGATTTCGGATGCCGTCTGCGATATTGTGGACTGCAGCCCCTCTTTCGTATTTTTCAGCTCGGTTCGGATTTCCTTCGCTGTGGCTGTAATCGTGGCAGACAGCTCATTTTTTGTATCTCGGAGCTCCCCCCTGATCTCCCCTGCCGTGATGGTGATCGTGTTGTACAGCTTCGCATCCTCATCCCGCATTTCCAGCCGTGTTTCCTCTATGGTCCGTGTCAGGACGTTACTTTTTCCCTTTAGCTGGATGATGGACCGATGGACGCCGTTGACCTGCTTCCCATACACTTCCACGCCATCCGTCACATAGTGATCTCGCAGCGCCTGGATTCCTTTCATGGTCCGATTCAAGATGTAACTTTCCACAATCGCGTATTTTGTAGGAAATCGAACAGGGTCCCCTACTTCTAAGCAGGGATTCCCGATACAATCCGCATCAAAGGGCTGATACACAATTCCGGTTATTTTGTTGTATATGTTCTCGGCAATCCCATATAGCTCTGTCGATGACTTGCCGTATACTAGGAAATTATCCTCGATCACATAGCCGTTATCTCCGGTCCCGTAAATCAACCCAATATCGTCCTCTTCCTGCCGGATTTGTAGCTTATCTATGCTCTGCGTGATAAAATCTTCATACTGGCACTTGATATAGGTCCCACTCCCGATTCTCGTGCTTTTCGGGTCATGCGGATACAAGGTCCCCAATTTGTACTCCGGCAGGTGCTTCGGAGCACGGTTTGGATACAGATCATCCGCCGGCCAAAGTCCCTGTATCGCCTGCGGCAGATATATGTAGTGGAATTTCCCGTCACGCCCAATATGCCCAAAACAGCCATTGATCTCACAGATCGCCGTGATCACATCTTTTCCGCTGATCTGCTCTGGCATGACTGTTTTTTCCACAATCATGTTATCATTGGCTAGTCCATCTTTGGGAACAACTTCCTGCAAGCCAAAGTGCCGAAGAAAGCTTTCTCGGAACTGCCGCAGCGGCATGGAACTGGTTTTCTCTGGAAGGGCCGAATTATACCAGTCCGCCACATCTGCGTTCAGGATATCGTACATGGCATCGTAGGCCACAATTTCCCGGTAGCGTCTGTCTGCAGAAATCTTATCGGAATTCACCCGGTATCGCCCAAGAGGAAAAGGAGTATACAAATGTCCGTTTATTGTAAGCTTAACATCCAGCCTTTTCCCTTCCATCGGAGAAAATATGTCTGAGATTCTAAATTTCAGGACGCTTGCCTCACAGGCACCGAAAACCAATTGTTCTTCTGAGCAAAGGCTTTCTTCCAGTGTCATTTCCTGATTGTATAAGTCATCGTTAGTAAGAACTGTTTTGTCAAATTCAATTGTTATTTGCTTAGATACGCTATTCTCCCAAAACAAATCTGAATATTTATAATCAATCATATAAAACCTCAATACTCAATTAGTTCCAGCAAAAAAGAGTTGTATTCTATATCTTTGTTTTCTTCATTAACAGTGTGAATGGAATACGACGTATCTGTCATATACATGACTGCAGTTTTATAATTTAATTCCTCGTCGTTCCAGTATGTAACTATCACTCGTCGCTGTCTTTTGTTTATTACATCAAGCGTTGCCAATCCAATAACTGCCTTTAACGCCGTCATTTCCTCCAAGTCCATGGCGCGGATATTGAGCGTTATAGAAGTTTTAAAATTCTCGCTCGTTTCCCGATGCAGCAGCACATTCGCGTCCCTGTATGCGTCGATTTCAACTCTTTGGTTTGGCGTTGATTCCCATCCGTCCGCAAGGATAAATCCATTGGGAAGAATCACGTCACCAAATTTGATAAGCCAACCATTAAACATTTCCTCCCCTCCTAGTACGCATATTTGCTGTATCCATGCGTTTTCCTAAATATTCTGTCTTGTTTTACCGTTTCTTCAAAAATTGTCTTGCCGTCAAGTTGTGCAACAAAAGTATATTCACCACCACCCATGCCACCGCTTTCTGCTATAGCCTGTTTAAACGCCTGAACCATTGTAGGCAGTGGCGTTTCTATATTTGTCTGCCCATGCCGTTGATCTCCCAATACTGCCATAAACGGGTCGCCACCGCGGATTACTGCGCCGTCTGCAAGACGGGGAATTGAAACTTTATTAAGCTCCGATATGTTAAAACCAAGCGTTTTTCCTCCTGCTAGCGGCACCCAGTCAGGAAAATCAACCTTAAAATTATTCAGCGCCTTTATGACAAAATTAATGCCATCTATAACACCATTTGCCATACTTTCAATTCCGCCAAGGATACTATTAATTACTCCTTTTATTGCACCCCAAATTCCGTTAAATATATTTGTTACGGTAGTCTTCAGCCCTGTCCAAACAGTATCCCAAATTGATTTAATTGCATTTAAAGCCGTGGATATTCCAGTTTTTATGGCGTTTATAACTGTACTTATAGTAGTTTTTATTCCGTTCCACACAGTTGATGTAATTAACTTAATCCATTCCCATCCTGCTTTTATAAATGCCTTTACATAATCAACTCCATTTTTTACAAGGCTTTTTAAAATATTCCAAATTCCAGAGAAAAAATCTTTTATAGCGTTCCATACTCCGCTAAATATACTTTTTATTGCTTCCCAAGCCTTTTCCCAGTCTCCGGTAAAAACACCTACAATAAAATCAATAACTCCTCCAAGAGCCTCCGCAATATCGCCGACTATACTTATAAATCTTTCAATTACAGCCATTACGGTTTCACCAATAAAATTTACAATAGGTGTTAGTACAGGCATAATATTGTCCGCAATCCAAGAGAAAAACGGAACAAGCACGTTTTCCCAAAGAAGCTTTACCGCATCTATCAGCTTTCCGATAAAGTCTTTTACTATATTTACCGTCTCACTAAACGGTCCATCCATAATTTCCTGAAATTTTTCTCCAAGTCCTTGAAAAACCGGAAGTATATACGTATTAAATCCATCCAACAATTTACCCAAGATTACAGAAAGGCCGCTTGCAATTGAATCAAAAAGAGGTTTTAAATGGTTGTCGTAAATATCCGAAACAGAGTCCCTTACTCCCTGTAATGCCGTAAGTAATCCGCTTGTAAAAGGCTCAATTGCTTGCAATGTTCCCTTAAGTGCGGTTTTTATCTTATCCTTATTGTCAATGATTGGCTTGGTTATCATGTTCAAGATATCCCTGCCAAGTTTTGCAGCATTTTCAGAAATCATCATCCCAACTTCTACAAATATGCCAATCAGATTCCCTGCTATCTGCTGCGCTGTATCCCCGCCAAATACGGAAAATATGTCCGCAAAGGCGACTGAAAAGTCCCCTATAATTGCTGCAATTTCCGTTCCAATGTCAAACATTGAGATTATGTACTGCTTAATCCTGTCCTTGTTCTGCGTAAGATATTTTTCCATTCCTCCGACAAGTAACTGCGCTATAGTAAGTCCAATGTTTGCAATTGAGCCAGTGATTTGTCCAAGCGAATAAGTCAACTGGTTTGCAAAGCTATTTGCGGCAGAAACAACACCTGGGTCGGTAAATATCCCTTTTAAAGTATTTCCTATTGATAAAATGTCTTTTTTCAAGTCTTCAAGTTTCGGTTTATAATCTCCGAATCCTTCAAAAAACCCTGCAGCAAATAAACTTTTTAATTCCTTAAGCTTGCCCAGTACTCCATCAAGTGCGCTGTTAAGAGAATCTACAATTCCGACATCTTCTTTGCCAAGAGAGAGCTCCGGCATCGAAATGCCGCCTGCGCCCCCGGCGCCTGCATCAGAACCGCCGGCGCCAGAATCTTTGCTTAAGACATTCAACTTATCAAACGGAGCTAAAGCCTTACTTGCGGCCTTTCCTGCTTTTTGTGCTGCTTTTCCCGCCGCATCCATTCCGTCTGCAAGAGCATCCGCACCACCTGCCGCATCTGATAAATTGGATGCCATTTTACCGGAATCCACTACGGGCATTGATATCCCAAACAGTTTTGACAAAATTGCGCCTATCTGCTTCGCAATAGCTATCAAGATGGAAAGAACTGTATTCAAGAACTTTACAACGGGAGTTAAAACCGTAATTAAGCCAGAACCAAGGACAGATAACAACTCTTTGAACTGCTCTGACAAAATCCTTGTCTGGTTTGCCCAACTGTCGGAAGTTTTTGCGAAGTCCCCTGCAGCAAGGCTTGTCTGTTCCATGACGTAAGCGTATTGCAACTGCACTTTTTCTGCTTGTGTCATAGCGGATATTTTTTTGTTAATGCCTTGCTGGTAAGCAAATTCCTGTAAATTTACCTGCGTCATTACAACGCCATACTCTTTTAAAGATTCTGTTTCCCCTGTGTATATGGACTTTAAAGCTGTAGATGTTTCCTGCACGCTTTTATTATAGAAGCTGGCCATATCAGCCGCACGAGCCGTCAGATTTATGGCCATATTACTGGCTTCTTCCATGCTGTCAAGCATAGATGCACCCATAGCCATGAACGTGGAGCCCATCTGCTTTGCTGATAATTGGGAAATACCAAACTGCTTTACCGATGTTTTTGCAAACTCCTCCATTTTGTATGACATGCTGCCAAACGCCGTATCAACTACGTTTTGGACTTCCTGAATATCGCTGGCGGTTTCGATTGCCTGCTTTCCAAGCGCAACGAGTCCCGCAATTCCAAGAGCAAATCCCAGGGAACCCATAATTCCATTTATGCTTTTCCCGAGCCTTTCCATCCCAGAAATAAGGTTCCTTGAATCTTTTGCAAATCTTTTTGTATCTAATTTGGTATCTATTCTTATACTTCCATCATACTGCGCCACGCTTTCACCCCCAGAAAACACGTTCCATATTTCTTCTCTATTGAAAATGTGATATACTCCCTATAAAAAGGAGCCTTAATCATGCTTACAAAACAACAATATAAGTTCCTGAAAAAGCTTCTCAAAAAGGATATCCCCTGTGGTGAACTGCACAAAAATCGGGATGAGGTTTTCTTATATCTTCAAAAAAATGACCTTATCAGCACTTACCTTGTCTGCCCTCCCGGCGATATTAAGCAGGAATACGCTGTTCAATACTGCAAAATTTCAGAGGAAGGAAAGGTTGAACTGCTTTTATGCAAACAAGCATGGTATCACTTTTGGATTCCTACTGTAATTTCCATAATTGCTTTGATTGTGAGCGTACTGCCTATTGTCTGCTCATATGTTCAAACAATTTTTTCCCAAAACGTACCCTAAGATTTTTTTCAGTAAGCGCCGTTTTTCTGAGATATTCGCGAAGAGCGTCCATCTGTTCTTTGTGATTCTCTTCCTTTTTCTTCTCAAAAAAATCTTCTGGCATTAAATACTGCACCAGACACCAGATCGGGTGCGTGTAATCGTCTTTTGTTCTTCTGTAGAAAATGTGATGCCACCACGAAAGACGAAATCTAGGAAGTTTGTCGAATCCATCTGGCTTTTGCCCTAAAAGGCTATTCCACTCGAACACATTGACGCTCTTATATATCTCCCAAAGCTGATCATCCGTGAATTTTGCAAAATCTACCATCCCCATATCCTCCAAAATAAAAAGGTGCCACAAACGCGCATTACACGCATCCATGACACCTTTTAGTCCTTCCACCGCCCTAGTTGGCGGCGTGCCGATAATTCAGTTAATCGCTCACGACAATGGTTCGCTCAATTTCCAAAACCATTATGTTTCTGTCCTTGTCAAGACGAACCTCCACATACTTTCCTTTTGAAAGCGTTTCCTCAATCGCCGCAATATCCTCCGGCGACAGCTTATACTTAGTTCCCATTTCTTTAAATATTTGCTAATGTCATTTGCTCATACTCTGGCACGTTCACGAAGTTATCCGGCAACATGATACCAAACTGTCCGCACAGCATTTCAAACGCCCTTGCGATATCGTGAGGTTTGGAGTTCTGCCGAACCATCACCCTGTCCATGACGGTAGACAGCCGAGCAACCTCGCCCACCGGAATATCTGCCTTCGTATACTGCATATCTCCCGGCTGTTGCGCGTGCTGCGGAAGAAAAGCCGCCGCCAGTATATCCTTGGCTTTAAGCTGGTATTCAAGAAGCTTGTCCGCAAGGTCAGGGTGGTCTTGCTCCATGCGCTCTGTTACGGGAATCTTGGCAAGCCAAAGGGGAATAAAGTCAATCCGAATCCCCACAGCTTCATTATTCTGGTCAAATACCCCCTCCTGAAATTTCAGGGTACCCTTTTTCAATGTCTTATCGGTCTGAACCTTTGTTACCTGATTGTCTCTCTGCTTATTGCTCATGCCCAATGCTTTGCAGAAATAACTTACCCCTGCCCAGATGTTCCCGTCCTTGTCCTTTGCAGCCATCACGCTGTCACCGAACAAGTCAACACTCTTTACAACCAAATCGTTCATATGTTTACCTCTACTTTCTGAATAGTAGAGGGCGGCGGGAGCATACCCCGCCATGAGTCACCCTCTCAAGCCAGCATTTCGCCTTTACAAATTAATGGTAACATATTTTCGGATATAATTTGTACCATCTTTTATGCAAAAAGCGCCCCTATATAGGACGCTTCTTTGTGCATCTCTCAAAACTCCTCTGCGGCCCTCTCACCGGGACGGGGCCGCCCAAACTTGAGATGCTGCCGGGCCAGACGCACATCTGCAGCAGATGCGCCGCACGCCGCTCCGCTGCTTCCATGTCAACCCAGCGTGGCAAGTTTTTGCCGGTATCTCTCATGCGGATAACATACCGTGGAGCAATAGATGTTGGGGGCCGGCCATTCCGGCCCTGCAAGCCGCCGGACTTCTTCCGGACAGTTATATCATACCACAGATTGAAAAATAATTTGTACCAAGTTAAGCGGATTTTAATATGGCACAAATTTCCTTTCCTTAATAAAGATAAGAAGAGTTTTATTGAATAAAAAACCGCCGGCCTTTTTGTCAGCCGACGGTCCTTGCTTCTAATCTTTCCCCAGGAACTTGTTGATAAAATATTCCTGGCCCTTTCCAGTCACTTTCGTAGTCTTGTTGATTCTCACAGAGCCGTCCGGATTGTTGATCGTGCTTTCCTTTACCTCGAACAGTTCCATCTCCATGCTGCGCTGCGTGGGCATGTTCCAATCGGCGCCGTTTCGTTTAATCAGATACCCGTTATCCCGCAGCCAGGCAAAGAGCCGATTCTGGCCGATCTCTACGCCGTTCTGTTTCAGAATTTTTGCCAGCTCGCCAATCAGGATTGACGTGTGGCTTGCGGATACAGCATCCGCGAAAATCTCTTTTGGTCTCATGCGGGTCACATCTTCCAGAAGCTCTGTGTTGATGTTCTTCAGCTTGTCTATTGTCTGGCTTGCCATTTTCAGCGCCCTAGCCATGACCTGTTCTGGTGTATTCCATGCCTTTTCCAAATCAATAAGGTACTGGCGGCACTGTTTCCCTTTCTCTGTGCGGCTCATAAGGCAGATATGTTTTGCCATATCCATAGTCAAGAGATAGTCTTGCAAATCCTTTGTTCCGCCGTACTGATTGCTCTGTACCTGTAAGTACGCACCTATAAAATCCTCATTTTCAGTGAATCCCTGTGAGTTGGTTTCAAACCATGCGCTGAACCGCTTTTCAATCCCCAATGCGGAATGAAGTTCCCTTGCTGATATTGTCGGCTGTTCGTTGTCGTAATTTACCTTGATAATTTCGTTCATACCATACCTCCGAATTGTCTCGTTTGTTTGGAATTTGCGGGACCTACCAACCTGCAGGCCCCGCACCGTCAAAAGGAGGAACCCGGCATCGTCACCGGAACGGGCTTTTCTGCTGCCCTAGTGCTATGGTAGCACATTTCCTCCGGTAATTTGTACCATCTTATTGCCATCCGAACCGGTCCCTTTGCGGGAGCAGCCGTTATTTTATTTGGTAGCTCTATCCAATGTCATCTCCAACGCCTCCAATAGCATCCTGGCTCCCCGGTCTGCCTCCTCTTCATACTGCGCAAGCGCCTCATCGTCTACGGCTCCGGGAGTAATGTCCCCATTTCCACTGTGAAGATAGGCGTGCGCCAGTTCGTGTGCAAGGTTATAGTTAAAGTCCTCAATGGTGCCAAGCTCCTGATTAAGCGCTATCCGGTCTCCCTTTATTCTGGCATAACTTGCCTTCAGCGGAGCAAATCTGACCGTGATTCCATTCTGTACTGCCAGATGCACCAGTCCCTCAAATACTTTTCCCGTATCCGTCATCCTTACCCCCTGCATTCCAGATCGAGCGTCATCTGCGCGTTGGCCTGGTCGATGCGCATCTGCGTGTTGGTACATGGTTTCCAGTTCTCCGCATAGGAGATTGCGTCCTCATAGCGTTTCTTCGGGATATTCGCCCTTGCGTTTACCCTGAAGTATGCTTTCAGATCATGGTTACACTCGGCAAAGACTTTCCGTCCAATCTCTTTATATGCCGGAGACTCACCGCCCAGAGCTTTCATGACAGTCTTGGCAACTGCATCACCCAGATCACGTTGCTGACCATAGTCAAGGTTCATTGTGTTTTCCAAATTTGCAAGGCGTCCCTCAATCGCTCCAACCTTTCCATCGACTTCTTCAACCTTCCTGTCCACCTGCTTCAAAGCCTGGTAATGAAGCTCCAGGAGCTGCATGGGGTCTGAGGGGAGCTGCGGATTCTTTGGCAGAAATGCGTCTGCCAGAATATCCTTGGCTTTAAGCTGGTAATTAAGAATCTTATTTGCCAAATCAGGGTTATTCTCCTGAATGGTTTTTGTAATCGTGATTTTTGCAAGCCACATAGGAAGATAATCATTTTTTATACAGAACACCTCTCTTTCTCCAGAACCTTTGTTCAGGATCAAATTTGATCCTGAGTCCTTTAAGAGCAAATCATTCTGTATATTATTTATCTGCCTCTTATACTGTCCATCCGACATGCCCATCCCTTGGCACATCCACTTGACTCCAACCCAGATTGTTCCGTCGCTGTCCTGCGCTGCCATAACGGTATCGCCCATCAGGTCAACGCTTTTCACTGTTAATTCGTTCATCAAAAAATCTCCTTTCTGTGTTTGACAACCACACCAAAAGAAGATATAATAAACCTATCAATCTTCCTTTGGTGGATTGGTGTTGAGAAGTAGTAGTTGTCGGTCGCCAAACTTGCCAACTGCTACTTTTTTTGTTGTAAAAGCAGATGTATACCTTGTCTTATCGCTTCGCCTTTTGTGATGTTATGCTCTTTGCAATACTCTTTTAATCTATCCTCTGTTTCTTTGTCAAGGCATATACTAAAGCGATTGGTCTTAGGATTATCTACTTTTGGTCTGCCTACTGGACTAATTTTGTTCACCTCCTTAATTTACATCACACCTTTATTATATTTATATCACACCTAAATGTCAATACCCAAAATAGAAAAAGGGCAGAAAATTTTCATCTCTGCCCCATAACACTAACTATTTGCTTTTTCAATCATGCTATTCAGCTTATCCCTATCCCACAATTTGACACCTAAAGCCGTTGCCTCTTCCCTTGCTTGCGCTGTGAAATAGCGGTTTGTTAATACAACAGCAATATCCTTTTTATATATGCTTTTTCCTGTATGTGCTTGCTGCACAGCGGCATTTCCTATATTGGAAGAATAGCATTTACATTGTATAGCGTATGTAATACCGTCTTTTTCTGCCAAAATGTCAATTCCATGGTCGCCGCTCCCCTGTGTTACCTCAACATTCTCAAAACCATTCTTTTTCAGAATATCAGCACAGAAATATTCAAATTGGTGTCCTTCCATATTATCAAACGAAGCACCAGAAATATTAATAGAATTTGTTCTCATGTTATCTATTTGTGTTTCTATATTGTTCAAATTGGCATTAATTCTATATGTATCGTTATTAATTTCACTTACTTCTCTTTGTGATTTAAACTTACATAGTAATTTCCACCACCAACCAATAAAGATCCAGTACAATAATTTAAGATATAATTTCCCAAATTCCCACCACCAGCCAACAAATAGCCAATATAAACAACCTTTTTTCATTCATTCCCCTCCATCGTACATTTGCAGAAAGGCGGCAGATTTCTCCACCGCCCTTTTTTCTCAATATTCAGTTGTAATTATTCGTATACAAAAATAGCCTTGTCTTGCGTCCAATAGCTGGTTTCATATTCCACTTCGATAGATTCTGCATTTTGCGGCACTTCAAATACAACAATACCGCCCATTTTCCTTCCCGGAGACAAAGACGTGATTGAAGTCATTGCATTGTCCGCAGTACACATAGAATTTTTTGCTTCATATCCATCCGCATAACAATCAAAATCAAAAAATCCAACAGATGTGTCACTGCTTCCAATATTTTCAAATTCAAACTCAAAATAAATAAGTTTTTTCCCTTCTCCTGCTTCTACAAACATATTCTCATCGGTATATTCGCCGCACGATAGATATGATAATTTGACTTTTTTTGTTTCAAGGACATCCCCCACGCGGAATATATTATCAACAACCTCTTCAGTGGTTTCTTCAGTTTTACTCTCATTCCCATTATCCGCTTTGGTGTTTTCCTGTTCTCTTCTTGTCTCTTGTGTGCTATCTTTTTCCTTTTCAGAGTCATTGTTCCCGCCGCCAATAGCACCAATTACAGCCATAGCGACGACAACAATTAATATCCATTTTACAACTCCATTTTTCTTTTTGGATTCCTTAACTCCATACGTGCTTTCAGTATCCTGCTTTTTTCCCATTCCTCCAAATCCTCCCAAAAATTTTTATAATTCCCCATCTCCCACCGAAAAGTCAAAGGGATTTGACGGGATATTCCACATTATACCAAAGAACAACATAAAATGGAATAGATTGCCACAAACTTAATCATATTTTGTGCTTTCCATCTTGAAAGCATCCAGTATTTTACTTATGAATGACATACCATTTTCCTACCTTTCCCATTCTACGTACAATATACCACATATTGACAGAAAATTCTATATTCCGTCAATACGAAAATAGAAAAAGGTGGGAAATTTTTCTCCCACCTTTATAACTCATATGTTGGATATGCTTTCTCCCACACGCTCTTGTGATATGTATTCACTTCACCATAATTTGCATCGAAAATTTTCTTTACTCCATACCCAATCTGCGCCCCAGTTTCTTTCAGGTGCCGCCAGTCAAAGGTTTTCCAGCTTACCCCATTCAGTGCGGCCACCCTCTTAATGGAGTACCAGTCCCGGCTCCGGTCAAGCTCCAGTTGCAATTTTTCCTTTTCTTCCTCTGCCGCAACAAGTTCCTTCAATGCTTCAATGTATGTTTTCGGAACTTTCTGCACTTTTCCCAAAAACGCTTCTGCAAGAATATCTTTTGCCCTCAGTTGATACGTCACCAACTTATCTACCAATTCCGGCCTGTTCTCTTTCATGCTTGGTGTGATGGAGATTTTTGCCAGCCACAGGGGAACAAAATCCAGTTTCAGGCATAAAACATCCTTATTGGCATTGCCGGTTCCCAAAGGGTAAAATTTAACCCCTTGACTAAGCACCACATCTTCCTGTATTTTCTTTCTCTCATTTCCTGCCCGGTCTTTCGACAAACCCAATCCATCACAGAACCATTTTACCCCTGCCCAAATAACACCATCCTTATCCTGTGCGGCAACTACCGTGTCTCCAAATAGATTTACATTCTTTACAGTTAAATCATTCATATCTTTCTCACCTTTCTCCACCTTTTTTATAACAGGCAAGGAAAGCATGAAAGGTGGAAAGATGCTCTTTTCGGGTGCGCTCCCTATCCTTGCCATGATTCCATTATAATATAGATTCACCCTTCGTTTGTACCAAGTTTTATTCAATGCTTTTATGCTTCAAAATAGTTCTTGACAATCTAAAAATTTTGTGTATAGTGTATAATTGGGTGGATATATTTAATATTAAAATAGTAACATTTTTTATATTATTGTAACATGGGGTAACACATTATAGTAACACGCATAAATCAAGTAAATATACGATGGTAACACAAGTAACAGGTTTTGTCACGTTTAACAAAAAAAATCATGTAATGTGTATTATATACATATATACATACCCTCTATAGTGTACGGTTTTTCAATGTTACATCTGTTACTCTGTTACAACTTTCATTTTCCAAATTAAAAGAGCAGTATTTCTACTGCCCTTTCATCCGTTCCAGTTCTTTTATTATCAATTTTTCAACCCATTCAGGCGGTTCCCTTCTCCCGGAATCCCAATTTTTTACCGTATCTATTGGGATTTCAAACAGCTTGGAAAATTGTTCTTGCGTAAGTCCAATTTCGATTCTTTTTTCTTTTATGCTAATCTCAACCCCCTCCGTTCCAATTCGCACGTTACATACTTCTCAATCTTTGCTACAACTTCATCCACTTTAGCACTCCTGCATGCCACGTCTTCAATTTCATCAATGATAGATACGATAGGAATCCAAAATTCATTTTCACCTATGTATCCTTTTGAAGTTCTGTCCGTGTGTTGAATAAGTCCAAACTCCATTTTTTTAGTATTGAAATACATTTCTCCTTTTCTGCCCAATTCATAGCTGTCCCATTCTTTCCATGCCTTATACGCCTTTTTGCATTTATCCATCAATCCATTCATATTGTTCACGCCTCCACCATTCTTTTCTGTGCTTCTTCGTAATCATCTTCTGGGCAATGCAGAAAAATTGAAAGTAAAAACTGAATCATTTCTTCGCTGTAATTTTCCTCGCTACTTCTAAGCTCCTGTTCGTATTTCGTCATATCTTCCACCCTTGCGGCTGTGCCGCCCTTTCATTTGATAATTCTATTATAGTGTCCATTGAACACCTTGTCAAGCATTATTTTAAAATTTTTCAACAAAAAAATGCAGGCTTATTTTATCCTGCATTTATGAGAATTTTTCTATGGTTTTTTGCGTTTCCCATGTATATATTCTCGTAACCCGAATGAGTTGCTCCTATTTTCTATCCACCATTTTGCAGATTTCTCTCCGACAACTTGATTAAAACGCTGTACACGATCAGCAATGCCCTTGAATTTTTCAATATCATTTATTACTATTTTCTTATTATATTCACGAGCTTGCGAAGTACTAATTGAATAGTTTGGCTCTTGTTTCCGGACGTCATATGTGTGTTGCACATATTTTATCATTTCCTTCTTTCCCTTACGAGCCGCGGCAAACCTTCCGGTTGTATCAAATTTCCCATCATCATTTTCATAAAGAACACTTGACAATTCCTTTATTACAGACCTTCTAATATCATTCGCCCATTTAATTTGTTTTTCACTCCCTTCTAATTTAGGTACTTTTTCTAAATTAAAATATTTTTCGTCTGGAAGTCTTTTTGCAATATCTCTTTCGGAAAATTCTTTTCCAAATCCACTTGCACCACCACGTCCACCCATCACGTCACCTTTTTAAACCTTTTTTCTGCAAAACTCTTAATTTTCAAAATATTCCCCTCGCATTCCTCCGGCACTTTACCTATAAATAATATCACTTCTGGGTGCAGTCTTGCAAGCATTTCATTATACCCTGCCAAAAACAGCTCTTTCTTTGCCCTGCTGTTCGCAGCACCTACACTTGATACTGCCACAACGCCGCCCTCCGGCTCTCCGTCAAAGCACCACTCAAAGCTGTCTGGCGTACTCCATGACATTGTCGGAATCACATTCACACCGTTTTCTTGCAAATATGCACCTATCCAGTGTTTGCGATAGTGGTTGTATATCTGTATGGCTTTCGGGAAGTCCGTGTATGTAGAGAAGTCTGGGGACATAACGTGCGTGAACTGCCGGAACATATCAAGGTACTTGTCCGGGGACTGCCAAACGGAATTGAACTGGTAGTCATCAAGGAAGAAATGCACACCCTTCCCGGCTCTGTCCTTTTCACTCCGGGCATAGTTGAAACCTATCCAGTCGCATTCTTGATATGTTGTTGGCTGTATCTGCGGTATTCCATAATCTCCCACGCCGTCAAATATACGCTTTTGGAGGTTTTCATAGTTTTTGGTTTGGCGATACATTATCTTTCCTCACAATCTTACACTTTTCTTCCAGAATTACTATGCCGTCTTTATTCTTTTTGACTTTTGCAGTATTTCCACGCTCCGCAATCTCACGGGCGGTCTTTCCGATCTCTTTATCCGTCATCTGTCTAACTTCCTCCCGCATTTAGGACAATGCTCAATTTCTACTTCTGCAAAAGCCGGAGAGGAAATTTGTACCGCTGTTTGTATCATCGTGGAAACCCTTAACTTGTTTCCCTTTATGACGCCAACTACTGTTTCTATCCTGTCCTCAAATTGCTTAACGCTCAAAAGTACTGCTTTGTTTCCTTCACAATATTCACACATTGTATTAATCCTCCGCTTATTTTGTCTTTTTAGCATACTTCATAAACGCATCATACTCCGCCTGCTCCTGTGCCGACATCTGCGAATCTTCCACACTTTCAAGCACATAGCGTTCCTTCACTTCTTTCAATGCTTTCTTATCAGAAGGTTTCATCTTAGGGTCAATCTTTTTCGTGCGAATATCCACAATTCGAGTAAAAGCACATTCTTCCAGTGTAGATAACAGCCCCATGAATACCCAAAAGTGCATATCAACAGTATTCAGATTTATTCCAAATTGCGTCAAAAAGGCAGAGAAGATGCGCCACTGGTCTACATCATAGTCCATATCTTTTTTCTGTTTTTCCTTACTCTTGATAGGATTATCTGTATACCAGTCAGATAGAAACCATTGTACCCCCTCCTGCATGGTTGTCATGTCGGGGTATTCTGCAACGCCCTCCACATCAAACAACAGAGCACAGGATATAGATATCTTTTCCATGTCAGTTAATCCATTGTCGCTTAACGCCTGAAACATCTGTACTCCTATACGGAAATCGCTGTTGATGGGATAACCTTTGTATTCGGTTGGAAGTCTGTCAAGCATGACATTGAACATCAGCTTTTAGCACCCTTCCTACTCTTGCTGTACTTCTTGTTAATGGACTGATTGCGCTCCTTTGCGTACTTCTCAATAAGCGGCGTAATCTGCTCAAAAAAATCAGCAATCATGTACATATCTGGAACAATGCTTCCAAAAATCTTTCTGGAAGCTTCTGCACCAAAAATATTATCAATCTTCTCACAGGCTTCCTTACTTATCTTTTCTCTGATATCAAGAACGCTATTTGCCACATCGTAATTTATCTTATTTCCATCATCGGAAACTACTTTATCTCCTTGCTCTTCCATTTCCTTAATTTCTTTTCGGGTTTCCTGCTCGTCAAACCACTGCAACAAGTCAAAAAACGCCCTGAAAAATTCGCTATTTACAACGGAAAATTCTATGTATTCCCCAGCATCATTTACCTCAATCTTTTTTAGTCCATTGTCAATCCGTAAACTATCCATACTTAATATCCTTTCCAAATCGGGGGATGATGGAAAGGCACACCCCCCCCCCGATATATTAAGTTTCCTTAATACCTAACTCAAGTTACTCTTGCTACTTGCTTTTGTTGTTGTGTTCTGTGTTTCCAGCGATGCGGTTGCTGCGCCACCTGCTGTAAATTTTCCTGTCTCAACATTAAATGTTCCCTGTATTCCGTCACCGCGCCCGCCAATCGTAATTGAGTTCGTGACATTACTCCCTGCATCTCCTCCAGTACTTCCGACCGAAATCGCGCATTTTCGCTGCACCGCCGGATAAGATGGCCCGGAGCCTTTTATTCTTACGCGCACATAAGATGATACCGCCTTGCTGCCTGTCGGTAATGTGTCAATCAGGTTATTAAACCAGTCCACAAGGTCTGTGTCGTCCTGGTCAATGTCCTGCATTTCAACGGAGATTGACGGCGTATAGGATTTTATGTCAGTTGTGCCGTTTTCTTGGTTAATCCATTGCTCCGTCTCTTCCTCAGCGTTGAATTCTTCTGTCAGAGAAGCAATGCCATCCCCCAACAGGTGATAGTCTGCATCTGCAAGCGTTTTGCTCATGTTGATGTCTACAAAATGCTGTAATTCGTGTCTTTTCACTTTGTTGCCCCTTTCTTTCGATATTCCATCACCACATTTGATACATAGACGGTTGCTTTGTCACCCTCGACTTCTTCAACAGCCGAAAAGCTATCACTTGTGGTAAATTTCGTTATTTTCCTGTTTCCTGTTAATTTTGGAAGATTTTCTACATCTTCCAGCCAACCAGCAATACTATCTAATACTGCCTGTGCGTTTATCATCTGCCCATTTCCGGTCGGAAAACTCTGGTAAGCAAGCTGAATATTTAACTCTGCCGTGAATCCTCCGACAATATCCCACTTTTTTATGCCGCCCCCGGCGGTTATGATATACACGCACGTTCCAACGTCCTTTGAGTTGTACTTAATCTTTGCGTCCTTCGGGATATACGGACACTCCGCAATCAGTTCCAGCAGCATTTCCCCGACCTTGTCATATTCCGTTTTTGACAGGCGTTCTTTGATTTCTTCGGGCATAGGCTACTCTCCAAACACAAATCCATATTTTTTAAGTTCATTGATAAGTTCGCTTTCTTTTAACTTGCACATAGGAATTGTGTCAATGGCACAGTTTGGTCTATGTATCAATTTGTCGAACAGCCAAACCCATATAGGACGACGGCGAAGTACATATACCGTATTCCCCTGGATTTCTGTTCTATACCGTTTGGTTTTTATATTGTGAAATCTCTTACGCCATTCAGCGTTCCAGTAATCGCAATAATCACTCATTATCTTCCTCCAATCTCAAACCTCGGTATCATCGTATAAACATCCACCGTATCAACGCTAAACACATAGCCGAATTTTGTCTTGATATACTCAAAAAATCCGCCAGGGTACTTGCTTTCGTCTTGGTCTATCAGTCCGACAGGCACATCAATGTCAATGCCTAACTCTGCTTTCTTCACAATTACGAAGAAATTCTTCCCCTCTGTGTCAAGTGTGAAATTCTCAAGCATTTCATCAGTGGTTAAGTCGTTCCACACTTCCGGGGCTTTGTACGGTTTTGGCAGATTGGCATTCGGGATTTTCACCACGCACACGCTGGCGTTTTCCATGCCGCTTGCTTTCTGGTTTGCCCCCTGCGTCAGTTCCACCCGCACATTGTCAAACCGTGTGCCGAAATATGTTTCTGTTTCCATCAGTCCGTTTATGTACCGATTGTAGATAACCATGCTGTCAACATAGCCTATCCCAAATTAACCGCCCCCTCTATCCGCTGTTTTGCAATCTCAAAATATTGCTCCGATAGTTCCATGCCAATAAAGTTTCTTCCAGTGTTGACGCAAGCAAGGCCAGTCGAACCGCTACCCATGCAGTTATCAAGCACTGTATCACCCTCGTTGGTATATATCTTTATGAGATATTCAAGAAGAGAAACGGGTTTCTGCGTTGGATGAAATCTTTTAGATTCTTTTTTGAAATCCAAAATATTTCCAACAAACTTTTTTCCGCTTGGGATATTAAACACTCTCGCAAAATCTTCATTGAATTTATTGTTCAATAATTTACATTCAGAAAATGTTTTAAACCCTTGCATTTTGTCAATCCCGAAAGAATTTATCAATTCTATGTATGTTTGTTCTGTACATAAAGAAAATTGGCTTGTATTGACATAAAAACAATGCTCCGCTTTTCTATGACCAAGTATTTTGTTAATTTCTTTTCCGCTTGCAACTCCAATATAATCAAGTATTTTTTGAAAATACTCCCTTAAAGGATTTAATAATTGGCTGTCGTGTCGTTTGTGAAATACGCTTAAATCCTCAAAATATGAAACTGGCGCATTATGTGATACCAATGGATTAGCGAAATGGTCTTTTTTCCATATCAATGGATAACAAAATTCTAAATTTGTTTTTGGCTCATACCTCAATTTAGATGTGTATGGTTCCTGTGAAAACAAAATAGCGATTCCATTTTTGCGAAGCACTCTTTCGTATTGGCGAAACAAATCTTCATCATTTAAACGGTTGTCCCACTCTGTAGATTTTTCGTCCCAGCCATCCAAATCAGCGCCTCTCATTGTTCCATACGGTAAATCGCATAAAACCATATCAATACAACCGTCTGGAACATCCTTCATCAATTCAAGGCAATCACCGTTAAGAAGTTTCATTTTCGCTTTCCTCCTGCTTCTCCACTGGCTTATCCTCCGGCGGTCTGCTTATCGGGGCATTGCGGCGTGGGTAGGGTATTCCGGCATACAGAAGATTTACGCCGTTGGAATCCGGCACAAGTGAGAGATATTCCCTCACAGTATCACGGTATAGCCGTTCCTGCGCCGCCTTGTCCGACAAAACAGTGTCAATCAGTGTGCTGCCGGATTCTGCCTTTGCCGTGTATGATATGGATTCACTGCCAGAGGAAACGGAAGATACCACTTTCCCCCGGAGTGCGCCGGATTCGTCCGTTATGTACCCCTGCCCCTCTGCCACACGCTTGTTTGCCGCTTCAATCTGCCCGGCAATCTTAATCAGCTTGCAGACGCACCGCCGGACGGCTTCTGCATCGTCCTCATTGGTCGGGAATGCGAATTTCAGCTTATTCAGCGTGAGAGTGTCCACTTTCCGGCAAGCCTCCCATGACAGCCGGTTAAAGTCGGTTTCCGGCATGGATTCCTCGCCGTATATGCTTTTGTAGTAGTCGTAGGTTACATATCC